TGAGTCGGGGATGGAGAGAACCGATCAGGCCTGGAATTATATTCCGCTGATCAGAAGGGTTACTGATCCTAAGGATGAGTATGCCTTACTTTCGTCTGACCTCTCAGAGGCAACAGACGCAATTGTACCGAAGGTTATACTAAGTATAGCCGAAGGTTTCTTGGAGGGGATTGGCCATAAGGGCAATCCCCTCCTAAGATTAGGACTCTCACTTGTTACAAGTGAGAGGCTTATCTTCATGGCATCTAAGATGTTCGTGAAGAAGAGGGGCATTCTCATGGGTGAACCCATGACGAAAGGCCTCCTTTGCCTCTACAACTTAGCTGTAGAGGAAAACGCCATAAGAGAGTATCTCTTTTACGACGTTTCATTAAGGGGTTGCGACCATCTTGGCCGTGAGTCCCCCAAGCCTGAAGCACTCGTAGAGTGTTACAGTAAACCCGTCCAAGTTACTTGGCGGGCTTTCCATGTAGGAGGTGATGATCACCTCGCATATGGTCCTCTGGATTACCTAAGGAAAATCACAGAGACTCATATCTGCTGGGGATCTAAGATCTCCAAAGATAAACACGCTATTTCCGGCTTAGCCGTAAAATATTGCGAAAAGGTTCTCGCCCTTAAGGGTCGGGACCTAAAACTCTCTGAATGGGATATAAATTCCAGTTCAGAGAAGTATGAACGGTCAGTCTGGGTTGATTCAATCAAAGTCAGACTTCTGTCCCCTATCTCTAAGAGTATAGAGGTTCAGAATGACCGTAATATCGCCATCGGAAAGGCCATTTCCTTAGGAAGGACCCTCCGATGGTTAAATCCGGACTACTTCCCACATAAGTGGGTCGTAGCCGTTAGAGAGCGATTCTTTAAAAGAATGAAGGCGTACCTCCCTAAGGAAGGCACGTCGCTCTACTATCAGATCCTGCTCCCCCAGAAACTGGGGGGGCTGGATCTGTATCTGAATGGCGAGATTGCGGATTTCTTTTGGAAATTACCGCAACCGACTATTCAGTACATTCAACGGCTCCTTAAGGGGCAGTCGAATGAGGTCGAAAAGTGGCAGATGTCTACATTTGTCACTACCGATATTGAGAGAGGAATCGATACGAAAGAATCTCTCATGTCAGCCATTCAGCGTGACGCTAAATGGGTGTTAATTTCACGTGGCTTTGGGATTGA